TCGCTTAGACTTTTGCCTGGATATATTACTAGTTCTTTTACTTTGTAACCTTGCTCAGGCTTGTGATCTAACACACGCCAGTAACCCCAATCACGTTCTGTCTTTTGTGTTTTCCACTCATCAAGTATCCAACTACTGCTATTAGCTTTATTCTCGCCACCGATGCCCCATGCAAATTCTACATCAGGAGTATTACCGTATGTAGCATATTCAGGTGTAGTTTTATTTGTTCTGTCACCGCCATTGGCAAACACAACAGTCCAACTGCTGCCGTTAGTAGCAAGTACTTGTCCTATTGCTTTACATGCACTATCGTCACTGTCATCAAATCCAATAACTTTATCTACAACACTAAGTTCTTTAATAATAGCACAACGTTCTTCAAAAGGCATAAACGGTCTGCCCTTCTTGCGTGTTAACCATTCATCACTGTTTACTCCGACAACTAAATGGTCACCAAGTTCTCGTGCTGCTTTAAAATATGCAATGTGGCCGCTGTGTAGAGGATCGTAGCCGCCCGTACAGAGTACAATTTTCATTTTTTAACAACCCTTCCTTTAATGTAGATATTTATATGCGCAGTTTATAAGACTTTTTGTATTTGAAATATTTCTTCTTTAGAAACAAAGAAACGTTGTTTAGCTAAATGTTTATTGTGTTCTAAAATTTTGTTATATTCGATTTTAGAAATATCAAAATTAGAATCGTTCCAGAGAAATTTAAATCCCTTAATCCAGTTTTCGCCTAGTGGACTTTCTTTGAATAAAACAGGTACAGTGTTGCAAATTATAGTTTCTATAAACCTATAGCTCCAGGCATTTGGATGTTGCCATTTTTTAGGACGTTTTGAATCAACATGATTAGGTACAAGTCCAAATTTTGATTTACACATTATTTGATAGTAGTTAGTATCAAAGTCGTATTTCTTTTTTTGCCTGCCTACTTCTGAATGTTGGATGTAACTGTTTCTATCTATAAACGGACGAAGGCTTTTTTCCCTACCAAAAGACTCAAAATGACCTACAAAACAAAAATCGTATTGTTGTGTTTGATCTAATTCTGCAATATGATCTAAATATGCTAGTGGATATTTTAATCCAATGTTCACTCCGCGTAAATTAATTACACCGTTTCTGTGATCTACTTCTGGATCTAACTCGTCTGCGTTAATATTATGTTCTTCAAGTGCATACTTGAGAAGTTTATATTGTAATAGATTTGGAGCAGGCGTACTACACCCTTTAGCTTTTGTTTTCATTTGTCTGCCTTATAATTAAAATATTCTAACTCGTCTTTAAAGTGCCGATTAATACATTGTTTATAATCTATAGACATTGACGTTAATGGTTTATCTTTTTCACGATAACTCCTTAAACTTGTCTACTACCTTATCTAAGTTAGGAATAGATGCATTAGTAAATTTAACATTGTCAAGATTTTTTGCAGCATACGTTTCGCAGCTAACTGACGCAAAATAATCTCTAAATTTTATATTATTACCTTTTAACTTATTACTGTAATGTAGCCATCCGGCTGGTATTCCGTACGCATGCGCAGCAATAATTCCATGTAAAGACGTAGATACAATACTTCTACACTTTGTAATTTCTTTTGCTACTTCTAAAGGATTCTCATTTGATAAGTTAATAACTTTATGTTTAGGATATTTTTCTTTAATCTCGTCATAGTCAATATAATGAGGCACAATGCCAACGTCATATTCCTTTTTACTTTCGCTACAAAATTCTGATAATAGTAGTGCAGGATCTCCGTATACACTAGGGCAAGTACCTCCGCACTCAAGTACTCTTTGTCTAGTTAGCGGTCCTCTAACAAATCGATAGTCTGCTTTAGAATTTAATTGATGTTTGCTGTGCATACATCCGCTGCCTAATATTATCATATTATCAGTTGCTTTATGTATAATAGAACCTATACACATAGCATTACCTTGTTCAGGCTTAGAAACCATTTCATACTTAATATTATAGTGATCTAAAATATAAGGCGTAAGAATGTCACCGAAGTTAGGACGACTATTTGACCAAAAAACTTTATACATCTAAGTATTTCCTATATACATTCAAATACTTATCAGTTTCTTTTTGTTCGCCCTTAAGAGTTAAAAATGCACTTGAATTTCTGTTCTTACCAATTGCTATCCACAGTGGATCTAGTTTTTCAAAATTGTATTTGTCTGCTAACTGATTAAGAATAGTTTGATCTCTTCCCCAACGCCAGTTATCTAAAGAAACAGATCGAAGTTCATTAGCATACTCTTGTCTAAATCCGTTGTCGTTAAAAACAACAAACCCAGCAAGCCATCTATTTTCTTTGTGATGTTTTAGTACATATTGATTTTTAAACAATCTTTCAATAGCAGTCGTATCTATTTTTCTAGTACAAATGCTATCGGCATCAAGAGTAAACACGTTTTCATTCTTGTTGAATTTTTCAGCAACTGCAAGAAACCTAACACTTTGTAAATAAGATATCTTTGCTTCGTCGTTTAAAAATTCTCGTTTTTCAGTAGTAATACTAACGTTATCTAAAGAATTTTCAACTGTTGGATTTACAATGTGACAATGGAGGTGAAGCCAAGGATTATGTCGGTGGATACTTTTTAATAAAGGGACTGCCCAGTCATTGTAGTATTTTTGATCGCATCCTAATAATACATTATAACGTGGCATCTTCCATGCCCGCCGCTCGTAGTTTAACTACGTTTGTAATTTGCCATTGCTTTTGATCAAGAGCTTTGAGTACACCTAACCACCATGTATTATATTCCATTAACTTTTATCCTTGCAAATAAAAATTATGTGTTTCTTAAATTCATCTGTTTTTATAACAGAAAAATTATTATTAATAATATTAACAACTTGATCTACAGAATGTAATTTAGGATTTTTTATCGATTCTGCAAGGTGTGCATCTCTCCAGAAAGTAAAAATATATGAATCTGATTTATTTTTTACTTTAGAAAAGAAATTATCTATATCAAACAAATATTCTAAAAGACCACTAGCTACTATATAATTCCAAGAACCTTTTGGTAATTCGAAGTCTGTATTAAAGTTTATTTCGTAATCAGCAAGTGGCTGTTTATAATCGATGCCTGTATAATCTTTAGGAGAAGTGTATCTAAGCAAATCTTTAGATCCACATCCTAGGTCTAATATTGAAGAATCATCTTTTATAAATTTACTAATTCGTTCATTTCTTTTAGACCATCTAGGATTAAGTGTTGTACTTAATGTAGGAACATAATCGATCATAGGCTAGCATCCTCCATGCCTGCTACTCTGAGTTTAACAACGTTTGTAATTTGCCATTGTTTTTGATCAAGAGCTTTGAGTACACCTAACCACTTGTTGCGCATAAGAGCAAACTCGTTGATAATCTTTTCGTAGTCAACAACGTCTGCCTCACCGTCTACGTATTTTTCAACGTCACGGCTTGACAGAGCTCGTTGATAATTTTCTAAATATTTTTTAAAGTATGAGCTACGCAACCTACGTAGCTCAATATTTAGATAGTTTAGAATGGCTTCAATTTCTTGAAGTTGGTTAAAGCGATGTTCAACAATGCCAGGCATTTCTGCCGCAGCACGTTCAACATTTCCTACAAGTTTACACTCGCTTCGTGCTTCTATTAGTTCTGTTTCAAAGTATTTTATAGCATCGGGAATTTTGCTTATATTTCTTGATACTTCACTATACCATCCCATTTGCAATCCTTAAATTAGTTTGTCTTTCCAAGTTTTAGGTGTGTGTTCGTTTACTATTTCTAGCGGAAATGTGTAATCAAAAGGCTTTACGCCTCGTCGCCTAATATACTCTGTTGTTCTTATCACTGCTGTTCGAATATTAGTTCGTGTGTTATAGCCGAGCAACCGTCTTGCTTTGTCTGCACTGCACGTAGCATGTTTAACTTCCCTTGGGCGATCTGGCATGAATATCGGAGGTTCACTAACTCCTGTTTCGTCAGCAACCAATCCTGCAAGTTCTTTTATAGTAATAGTGCCTTCGTCTGGTCCTATATTAATAATTTCACCTGATATATTTTCGTCTAATGTTATACGCTCTAGGCAGTTAACACAGTCGTCTACATAACTAAAACAACGTGTTTGTAACCCGTCACCGTATACAATAGCAGGCTTGCCTTGCAAATTACGATTAATCATTATACTCATTACGTTGCGAAAAGGATCGTCGTATCGTTGTCTAGGGCCTACAATGTTATGCGGAACAGCAATGTTCCATGTCATTCCGTGTGTGTCACATAGTACTTTTAATACTTCTTCTCCGGCCACTTTAGCTATGCCGTACGGATCAACTGGTGCAGGTGTCATATCTTCTGTGAAGGGATTTTGTTGGTTTCCATACCGTGCCATACTTGTGCAATATACAAATCGTTTTACGTTATTTTCTATAGCAGCACTAATAGTTGAAACACTTGCTTGGAATATATTACGAGTAATAAAGTCAGGACTAAAAACACTTAATCCCTCGTGCGCAGTGGCAGCAGTATGTACTACAATATCTGCACCTTGCATAATTTTAGTCATTCTTTCACGATCACAACAGTCAACCTTAAACAATTGTGCTTTTTCGTGTACATTATCTTCGTAGCCACCTAGCAGATTGTCATTACCTAACACTTCGTGTCCAAGTTCGATAAATCTATCTGCTAGGTGGCTACCAAGGAATCCTGCTATACCAGTTATAAATATTTTCATATTATTACTGGACTACTAAAAAATTTAATAGTCCTCGTTGTCACCATCTTCATCTTCGGCATCTAAGTAATAATTGATAGCATTATCTAGAGCTGTATCATGTCCTAGAGTATTAATTAGATCTTCGTCAGACACACCATAATCTACTATTAGATCTACATAGTGTTCTGCTGCTAATTCTAATTGTTTTTTATCAATATACGCCCTAAATAAACTCCAGATATCAATAACTTCTTCTTCAGTCATTTGCAAATTCTTCCTCAATAAGATTATTGTCAGTTGCTTCTTCGTTATCAACTTCAGAGGTATTTACCACTTGTGACTCTTTTACTAAGTAGTCTGACATAACTTTATCGAGGTTTGCACCAATCCACTTTTTACGATAGTCAAGAATTTCTTCACCATCAAGCGTAGTGTACGCAAGTCTGTTGCCTTGCTTTTTAATAATGTCTTTTGCTTCAAACAATTCAAGCAAGCCACTATACGGATTCATACCTGTTTCGTATGGAATCTTAACTTGTACACCTTCAAAAGGTTTTGCATAACGAGTCTTCATAACCTTACAGCCAGCACGGATACCCATAACTTGACTGATCTTGTTACCGTCTTCGTCTTCTTTCAGCTTCAACTTTTTCATTGCAACAACAATACTTGATGCATAAATGAAACCCTGTCCACCACTGATCTTGTCATCTGGATCAAACATATCCTGTGATGCATATGTGTGGTTAGTACATACTAAGCCTACGTTATGTGAACCAATCATGTTAACTGTGTTACGAACAAGTGAAGTCAATGCCTTAGGCTTACGACCCATATCACCTTTCATATCACCTTTGTTAAACTGATCAACATCTGTAGGTGTTAACAACATGCCCAAACTATCAATAACAAATAATACCTTAGGACGGTCTTCTTCGTTCATTGCTTTATAATCAATCATAAACGTACTAATAGTTTTAGCAACGTCATCGATCATACTCATGTTAAGTTTAAGTAGTTTGTCTTCTGATGTGTCTACATCTAGAGCATGTAGCCACGATTCGTCAAGTGCGTTCTCTGAGTCAATTAGTACTACAAAGATGCCTTGTTCTTGTGCTGCTTTTACAATGTTGCCTGCACAAATGTATGATTTGCCTGCGCCTGACTCTCCTGCAAATACTGTTACCTTACCCATAGGAACACCTCTATGGAAGTCTCCTGAAATAAGATAGTTGAGTGCAAAGTTACCTGTACTAATCCAGT